CATTGCAGATGTTTCTGAGTTTGATGATGGAAACCTTGTTGTTCTCAGTAAACCTCTACTAATTATGATGGTTCCCCAAGGTCAAAATAACCAGTTTGGTATTGGACTTGCTCCATTCTGCCCCTATGCGAAGGACAACATTGTTCCTATTCGCGGTGGTGCAATCGTTTCAATTTTCGATCCAGAAACTGGTATGCTGAATGAGTATAACACTCGGTATGGATCGGGTCTAGTCGTTCCAGAAAGTAAAATCATTATATGAAGAACTTTATTGCTGCTCTATTTTTATTCGCTCTACCGACTGCTGCTAATGCGTCCCCCTGCGATCAGTTCTATCCAAATGGTAAGGAAATCGTAGTACCTAATACTACGGTTCTCTGCAACTCTTTCTTTGCAATTGTTTATGACGATGCTCGTAATGCAAATGTTTTCTCGACGGAGATTGCACAGGAACGAGTAAAGAAAACACCACGCACCGACGACTTCCGTCCAGATAAGCGTATTGCTGACTCACCAACCCATGCTGACTACACCAACTCTGGTTACGATCGTGGGCACATGGTTCCTGCTGCAAACGCAGACGATCCGAATGAAATGTCGGATACTTTCCTGATGACAAACATGACTCCACAGTTGCCTTCGGTCAACCGTATAGCATGGAAGAATCTAGAAGAACGTGTTCGTTCAGTTCCGTTCAAGTGGGTTGTGACTGGTGCGCATTACTCTAAAAATCCAAAACTGGTTGGTAAGAGTAAGGTTCCTGTTCCAGACTTTCTTTATAAGGTAGCATTCTTCGAGAGTGGAAATGTTGCAGTCTATATTGTAGACAATCTAGTTCCCAAGTCACAGGTTTCAACTATGAAACTGGAAGAACTAGAAGCAAAGATTGGTTACAAACTACGATAAATCCCTTTACTTTATTATGTTTTTACGGTATAGTAGTATTTGATGATGAGGGATTTATATGAAATTTTATACATGCGCACACCAATATGGTTCCAAGGTTTTAGTCCGTGGAGTAAATAATGGTGTGCGTTTTACTAAGAGGGCAGACTTCTCCCCGACTTTATATGTGAAGTCAAAAGAACCAAGCAAGTTTAAATCTTTGTATGGCGAAGATTTACAACCTGTAGAATTTGCCAATAACAATGAAGCAAAAGAATTTGTTCAAACTTATGGTCAGGTAGAGAACTTCCCGATCTACGGTCAGACTAATTATGGGTATCAGTATATCACCCATACATATCCTGGAGAAATCCAGTGGGATATTACGCAACTAAACATTCAGACTATCGATATTGAAACGTCGGCGGAACATGGGTTCCCTGACGTTCAAAACCCTATCGAAGAAGTTCTCCTGATCACGGTCAAGAATCTCGTCACTCGTCAGATTATTACATTCGGTTGTGGTGAGTTCGATGACAAGTGCGAAGAAATTGAGAACCTTCGTGCCCAAGGCAACAAGTTCTTGTATGTCAACTGCGATAATGAACGTGACCTGCTAGAAACGTTTGTTCGTTTCTACTCGGAGAATTATCCCGACATTATCACAGGTTGGAACTGCGACCTTTTCGATATTGCATATCTAATCTCTCGCGTTGAACGTTTGTTCTGCTCTGAGGATGATACAACCATGAAGAAGAAGTTCTCTCCATGGGGTCTTGTCCGTCGTAAGAACGTAACAATCATGGGTCGTGAGCATGTCTCGTATGACATCACGGGTGTTGCGATTATCGATTATATCGATCTCTATAAGAAGTTTACCTATGTTCGTCGGGAAAGTTATAAACTCGACTACATCGGCGAGGTTGAACTTGGTCTTAAGAAGATGGAAAATCCATATGAGAGTTTCCGAGAATTCTATTCCAAGGACTGGCAGAAGTTTGTAGAGTATAACATTCGAGACGTTGAGATCGTTGATGCACTCGAGCACAAGATGAAGTTAATTGAACTGATTCTGACGATGGCATACGATGCTAAGTGCAACTTCAATGATGTATTCTCTCAGGTTCGCACTTGGGATTGTATCATCTATAATCACCTTCATAATCAGAATATCCAGATCCCTCAGAAGAAAGAGAGTCGTGGTCGGCAGATTGAAGGTGCGTTTGTTCAAGAACCAAAACCTGGACAGTACGACTGGGTTGTGTCATTCGATGCGACCTCCCTGTATCCGTCAATCATTATGCAGTATAATCAGTCGCCCGAAACATTCGTCGAGGGTCATGTTAAAGACACGACAGTCAACGGATTGCTCGAAGGCAAGTATAATCTTGATGATCTACAGACCAACGATTACACCATGACTGCCAATGGTTATTGTTATACTCGAGAAAAGCAGGGTAAGTTTCCTGAGATTGTTCAGAAGTTCTTCGATGACCGACAGCGTTATAAGAAACTGATGATTGCTGCCGAGAAAGAATATGAAATTACTAAAGATTCTCGACTGAAGAATGACATCTCAAAGTATAACAACTTCCAGATGGCGAGAAAGATTCAGTTGAACTCGCTGTTCGGTGCGTGGGGTAACGAATACTTCCGTTATTATGACTCTCGTATTGCCGAGGGTATCACAATGACTGGTCAATATATTATTCGCAAAGTCGGCACAGCACTTGATGTTTATCTTAATAAAGTCGTAGGAACACATGGACACAACTACTCTTTCTACAGTGATACTGATTCTTGTTATATTTCCTTGGACCCTCTTGTTCGTAAGTATTATAGCAATCTACCACGCGATAAACTCATTGACGTTCTCGATAAAATCTGCGAAGAGAAAATCACAGAGACGATCAACAAGAGTTGCGATGGACTTGCGGACTACACGAACGCATTTCAAAAGAAGATTATCTTCAAACGTGAAGCAATCGCAGAACGTGGTCTCTGGGTTGCGAAGAAAAGGTATGCACTCAACGTCTACGATAATGAAGGTGTCCGATACAAAGATCCGAAACTCAAGGTCATGGGTCTTGAGATCGTTCGTTCTTCCACTCCAGCACCTGTTCGAGAAAGTCTCAAGGAAGCAGTAAGACTGGCACTGACAACTGACGAGAAAACTCTACAGGGTTTTATCGAGCATACTCGCATCTTGTTCAACAAGTTTGAACCAGAGCAAATTGCATTCCCTCGTGGTGTGAATGGTCTTATGAAGTATACTTCTGGTGCAGACATCTATGCCAAGGGAACACCTATGCATGTTCGAGGTGCGTTAATGTATAACCACCTTTTGCGTAAGAATAAACTAGATAAGAAATATGAGTTGATTCAAGAAGGGGAAAAGATTAAGTTTCTCTACTTGAAGGAACCCAATCATATTCGAGAAAATTGTATCGCTTTTATTGGAAAGATTCCAAAAGAGCTTGACTTAGATAGGTATATAGACTATAATACAATGTTCGAGAAGAGTTTCTTGGAACCAATTAAACAAATTATCGAAGGTCTTGGTTGGCAGACCGAAGTAACCGCAACACTAGAGGATTTATTTACATGAGTGATTTAATTGATAGACTTAAAAAGAACAGCACAATCAAAGAGACTAATGTTCTCTCTCAGAGTAAGTTGTTCAGTACGAAAGATCTAATTCAGACTGCAGTTCCTGCACTGAACGTAGCACTTTCTGGTAAGTTGGACGGTGGTCTGACTCCAGGATTGACCATCTTCGCTGGTCCATCGAAACACTTTAAGACCGCATTCGCAATGATGCTGGTTAAGAGTTTCTTGGATAAGTATGACGATGGTGTTGTCTTGTTCTATGACTCGGAGTTTGGTGCTCCTCAGTCATACTTTGAGAACTTCGGTATCGACACCGATAAGATTATTCATACTCCCATCACTGACATTGAGCAGTTGAAGCATGATATTATGAAGCAGGTGAACGAACTTGAGCGTAAGGATCGTGTCATGATTGTCGTTGACTCGGTTGGTAACTTAGCATCAAAGAAGGAAGTCGACGACGCACTTGATGGCAAGTCGGTTGCTGACATGACTCGTGCTAAACAGATGAAGTCGCTGTTCCGTATGATTACTCCGCACCTTACCATCAAGGATATTCCTATGGTCGTGGTCAATCACACTTACATGGAAATTGGTATGTTCCCCAAGGCAATCGTGTCTGGTGGAACTGGCATCTATTACTCTGCCGATAATATCTTCATTATTGGTCGTCAGCAGGAAAAGACTGGCACTGAGGTTGTTGGTTACAACTTTATCATCAACGTCGAGAAGTCTCGTTACGTTCGTGAGAAGTCAAAGATCCCAATTGAAGTTACCTTCGAAGGTGGTATCAGTAAGTGGTCTGGTCTACTTGACATGGCACTCGAGTCTGGTCATGTGGTTAAACCGAACAACGGTTGGTATCAACGAGTTGGCGAGGAAAAGAAGTATCGCCTGAATGATACATACAACAAAGAATTCTGGTTGCCAGTGTTGACCGATCCAACGTTCGGTGAGTGGATTGAAGGTCGTTATCGTATGGCAGGTGGGCAAATGATGGAGAATGAAAATGTGGACATTTCTGACGAAGATATTTCGGAAGACTACGAAAACCTGTGAGCATTGCGGGTGCGGGATCGATATAAAAAACGATCCCGCACTCTGCCTGCATGGTGAAGAAAATGGTATTCCATTCGAAACTTACATTTGTGAACCATGCTGCGAAAAGATTTGTGCTGAATATGACCCAGAATTTGAGGATGTAAACATTGTTGAAGAAGATTGAGACAATAATTCTAAGTAAGATGTTCTCTGATGAAGAGTATACACGTAAGATTATTCCCTTCTTACGGGATGAATATTTCCATGATAGTTCTGAGCGTAAACTGTTCAACTATATGAGTGCATTCATCAACAAGTATAATTCTCTGCCAACAATCGAGGCAATTGAGATTGCTGCACAAAATGATACTAGTGTAAACGAAAATGACTTCAAGAACCTCAACGAGAAGTTGACGCAGATGGACTCGGATCTCGAAGTCAATTCTAAATGGTTGCTCGAGGAAACTGAGAAGTTCTGTAAGGACAAAGCAGTCTATAATGCAATCATGAAGTCTATTCAGATTATTGATGGTGGAGACAAAGAGCATTCTCAAGATGGTATCCCTTCCATCTTACAGGAAGCATTGGGAATTTGCTTTGATAATAATGTTGGTCACGATTATCTAGATAATTCCGAGTCGCGATTTGACTTCTATCATCGCGAAGAAAACAAGTTGCCATTCGATCTTGAAATGTTCAACAAGATTACAGGTGGTGGTCTGCCAAACAAGACTTTGAATATTGCACTTGCTGGTACTGGTGTGGGTAAGTCTTTGTTCATGTGTCATATGGCATCAGGAGCATTGGCGCAGGGTAAGAATGTTCTCTACATTACCATGGAAATGAGTGAAGAAAAGATTGCCGAGCGTATCGATGCGAACATGATGAACGTGAACATCGGCGAGTTGAAAGATCTCTCTCGTTCTATGTTTGATACTCGAATTGATAAAATTCGAAACAAGACTGAGGGTAAGTTGATCATCAAGGAATATCCGACTGCATCTGCACACGTTGGTCATTTCAAAGCACTATTGAACGAATTGATGTTGAAACGCAACTTTGCTCCTGATATTGTGTTCGTCGATTATCTTAACATCTGTGCGTCTAGTAGGTTTAAACCAGGAGCGGGTGTAAACTCTTATACATATGTGAAGGCAATCGCTGAAGAACTTCGTGGGTTCGCAGTCGAGTTTGACTTACCTGTTGTTTCTGCCACACAAACTACTCGTGGTGGATATGCCAACAGTGATGTTGAACTGACTGACACCTCGGAATCATTTGGTCTGCCAGCAACTGCGGACTTGATGTTTGCTCTTATCTCTACCGAAGAACTCGAGAAGATGGGACAACTGATGGTCAAGCAGTTGAAAAATCGCTACAATGATCCAGGACTAAATAAGAGGTTCATGGTTGGTATCGATCGTGGTAAGATG